TTAGAGCCGTCGCGCGCCCAGCGCGACGGCCCTGGCCAGCATCTGGGCGATCTGCGCCTCGGACCTCAGCAGCCCCTGCGCCCCGCCGTCCACCCGCATGTTGATGGTGACTCCCGCGCCGCCCGCCGCCTCGATCGTTCCGGCACCCGTGGGCCGAAACACCTCCGGCCCGCGCTCCCCCACCAGATAGGCCCCGCCACCCAGCACGCTGCCGCCATCGGCCCGCGCGCCGCCGAATACCGCCCCGACCGCCTGGGCGATCGCCTCCCCCAGCCCCCCGCCGCGTCCACCGCCCGCTGCCGCATGCACCGCCGCCAGCACGGACCGCGCCAGCTCGGCCAGGGTGATCTCCCCGTCCGCCGCCGCCCGTGCCAGCGACCTTGTCAGGCTGTCCCCCGCCCGCCCGAACGCCTCCTCGATCGACGCCGCCGCCCGCTCCGCCGGCTCCCTCAGCGCCTCCAGCGCCGCCTGCGCCTCCGCCACCCTGCGCGGCACGGCGTCCAGGCCATCGGGATCGAACACGTCACTCATCCGGCCATCGCTCCGCCATCTGCTCAAATACCCCACGCCCCATCGGCCCGACCACGTCCGGTCGCTCCGTCAGCATCCGCCATTCCTTCAGCGACAGCCGCCAGAACGCTTGCGGCCCCGCGCCGAACCCCGCCGCCATCCGCATCATCTCCGGCCAGGGAGTCTCCTCCCCCTCCGGGGGAGGGGGACCATGCGCAGCATGGTGAAGGGGGCTACGCGTCACTCCGCCACCGCCGCAAACGCCCGCGCCACAGCCTGCGCCGCCTCGCGCGGATCGACCGCCGCATCGGCCAGCCCCTCGGCCAGTTCCCGCTCGCCTCCACCCCGCAACAGCGCCACCAGCACCACCAGCAGATCCCCCGCCGACAGCGCCCGCATCCGCTCGGCCAGCCCCGCCAGCCCGCTCACCTGCAAGCCCGTCTCGATCTCCGCCAGCGCCCCCAGCGTCAGGCACAGCCGGCGCGCTTCGCCCGCCAGCACCACCGACACCTCGCCGCGCATACCGTTCACCCCGCTCACAGGCTGGAGAACCCGATCTCGCCCGCGCTGGCCAGGCTGATCGCAAACGTCGCCTCGCCCTCGTGCTCGCCCGCATATTCCAGCGCCGAAACCAGGAACGGCCCCTCCAGCTGGCCAAAATCCGGCACGATCAGCCGCCACCGCTTCGCCTCCTGCGCAAAGAAGGCCTCGCGGATCAGGGCATCGGACGCCGCATCGCGGAATATCCCCTGCCCCGCCACCGCCGCTGACTTGACCCCGGCCCCGCCCAGCAGCTCGCGCCACCGCCCCGCGCTGTCGCCGTCCGTCGCATCCACCGTCCGGGCATTCAGCGAAATTGTCCGCGCCCTCAGCCCCGCCACCGTGGTGAACACCTCCGGTGCTCCCTCGATCTTCAGCAGCATGTCCTTGCCGCGTTGTACACTCATGGTTCCACCTCCTCCGTCACGGCCCGCACCCGCAGCACCGCATAGGTCCTCGCCCCGTCCGCCGCCGGGAACACGTCGGCGAAGGTGACGCCCAGGCTGACCGCCCGCACCGCGTCGGCCTCAACCCGCGCATCCGTCAGCCTCAGTCGCACCGCCGCCAGCACCGCCTTGGCCTCCTCGGTCCCGCGAAAGCGCGACACGACCGTCAGCGTCAGCCGATGCTCCACGCCCCCGCCGTCCGCCCCCACCGGCCGGCTCTCGCACCGTCCGATCAGCAGATGCGGCAACTCTGCGTCCAACGGCAGCGCATCCCAGATCCGCGCGGGATCCCCCAGCAGCGCCATCACCGCGACATCCTCCGCCAGATGCGCAATCAGCGCCTTCTGCAGCGCCAGCTCATGCCCGCTCATCGGCTGCGCTCCAGCATCAGGATCGCCCGGCCACCCACCGTCTCGGTCGCCTGGATGCGCCAGTCGGCCCCGCCGAACCTCAGCACCCGCCCGGCGATCAGCCGCGGGTCCGACCGCGTCTCCGCCGTCACCACCTCGACCGCCTGCAGCCCGCCCGGCTCGCTCCTCTCGCGCCGCCTCCGCGCCCCCAGCTTCAGCCAGGCGTGCCCCACCGGCTCATAGCTGACCGCGACCCCGCCATAGGGCGTGCGGGCCTCAACGGCCTCAAACACACTCGCCAAGACCCTCATATCCGCACCACCCGATACGGTGCGATCCAGACTTCGACCGGCGCGACCGCCATCTCCACCTCGCCCCGCTCATAGGCGCGCAAGGCCAGCATCAGGATCGCCAGCCGCAGCGGTGCCGGGCTGGTCGAGGTCAGGCTCAGCCCCACCTCCCCCTCCACCCGCGCCCGCGCCGCCGCGATCAATGTCTCGATCAGCCCGTCCTCCGCTTCGTGCTCGACGCGCAGGAACAGCTTCGCCTCCGTCAGGCTGACGGGTGCTGTCATGGGGATTCTCCGATGTTGGGGGAAAGGATGGCTTGGCCATCACCTCCCCATTTGCGCAGGCAAATGGGGAGGACAGGTCGGCGCTCTTCGCGTCGACCAGGAGGGGGCGGCTCCGGCGGCGGGGAATTCGCGACCCGCACGGTCGCCACCGCGCCGCCCCCTCCTGATCGCTCCGCGATCTGTCCTCCCCACGCGCCTTCGCGCGCGGGGAGGTGAACGTCAGCGACCTAGGTCGCCGCGAACTTCAGCACCTTGATCGCGTCGAAGTTCTGCACCCCGCCGCCGACCCGCTTGGTCGTGTAGAACAGCACATAGGGCTTGGCCGAATAGGGATCGCGCAGCACCCGCACGCCCGCGCGATCCACGATCAGATACCCCCGCTGGAAGTCCCCGAATGCGATGGAAAGCGAGTTCGCCGCGATGTCCGGCATGGTCTCGATCTCGGTCACCGCATAGCCCAGCAGCGACGCCGTCTCCCCGACCCGCGACGGCGGCGTCCAGATGTAGTTGCCGTCCACATCCTTGAACTTGCGCACCGCCGACACCGTGCGCCGGTTCATCACGAACCGCCCGTTCGGCCGGTACTGGGCCTTGGGCGTATAGATCAGGTCGATCAGCCGGTCGGTCGGATTGCTGGCCGCCGTCGTCGCCGTGAACGCACCCGCCGCCCCCGACGCCACATAGCCGATCTGGCCCCAGGTCTGGCTCGCATCGGCCACGGTCGTATAGCTCAGGAAGCCCTTGGGCTTGTTGACCCCGTCGCCGTTGACGAAGGCCTGGGTCTCCTGGGCCGCGAAGGCATCCTCGACCTCGGCGGCCAGCCATTCGTCCAGGTCGATCATGGCGTCGTCCAGCAGGGACTGGGTCGCCGCCGGGCTGGCGTAGAGGTCAGCCGAGGGGAACTCCAGCAACGCCAGGGTCGCCGGATCGGTCTCGGGCCTGGCCGCCGTCTCCGCCACCCAGCCGGACACTACGCCCGCCGTCGACACCGGCTTTCTGAACACGCCCGAGCCGACGGTCCGAACCGTCGAAATCTCGCGCATCGGCGAGCCCGCCATCAGGCGCCGCTCGATCGCCCGCTCCGTCTCCGGCGGCACGACATAGCCCGCCGAGTTCGACGCCGACGACAACCCCGCCTTCAGCTCCAGCCCGTAGCTCGCACCCGTTTTCAGATAGCCGTCGAACGCCGCTTTCGTCTCCTCCCCCCTTGTGGGGGAGGGGGACCACGAAGTGGTGGAGGGGGCCAGCCCCAGCTCCGGCCTGCGCCCCTCGCTCACCACCCGATCCAGCCGCGCCTGTGCCGCTCCCACCGCCGCATCGATCCGCGCCACCTTCTCCTCCAGCAGCACATCCGCCGACGCCTTCTTTTCGATCTCGTCCAGCCGGGCATCGTTCGCCCCTTTGAACGCCTCGAACGCCGCCATCATTTCGTGCATGGCTGCGCGAGCCTCGGGCGTACCCGAGACGGTCTTGGTCTCTTTCATGGTCTCTCCGGTTTTCAGGAACCGCGGTTTGCGGTTAGGGTCGGATGAATGAACACAGTCACCCGAAATCTTGTCGGTACGTTGCGACGGTCATGGCTCGGCCTTGTTGCCGTCTCTCTGGTGTTCCCGCTCGCTCTCGCTATCCAGGCCTTGTGGTTTCTGGACGCGCACTGGGCATCCGTGGCGGAAAACATCTTCACCTTGGGCGGCGTCGCCGCGACCTTCGCTGGCCTCGTAGGCGGCCTGATGGCATCGCTGCAGACGCAACCCAAACGACGTGGCCAAGGCACCTTCGAGCGAATTCACTCTCTTGCCGAACCCCCCAGGTCCGAAGTCCATATGCTGGCAGAACCGCCAGACGATCATCCGCCCCCGAACTGGATTTCGTCATTAGCGAGACGACTTCCCGAGCCCTTTTCGATGCTCGAACGTGGCGTGGCGGTAGCGACCTTGGCGGCCGTACTTTTCCTCACACACGCACCAGACAACTGGATCACATCGACGCTGGGGTCCTTCTGGCTCGACCCCCAGATCCGCGCCTCTGCCATCTTCGGGCTAATTGGCGTTGCCACCTTTCAGTCGTTCAGACTCATCTGCCAAAACCACATCAGCCGCATGCTTCGAAAGACGGCCTGAACAGCATTCTCGGCGACACCCAAACGTCCGCGACGTTTCCAGGAGAACTCCCGATGCGTCTAGCAATCCTCGGTGCCACCGCATTGCTTGCACTGGCTTCACCTACATTCGCGCAGACCCCGCCGCCTGCACCCGCCGCCTCCAACCCTGCGTACGCCCCCGACGTCGCCTCGATGGACGCCATCGTCGCCGCCCTCTACGCCAGCATTTCCGGCGACGCCGGTGTGGCCCGCGACTGGGACCGGTTCCGCCACCTGTTCCATCCGTCCGCCCGGCTGATGCCCACCGGCACGGACGCCCAGGGTCAGGGCAATCTGCGCCCCCTGACGCCCCAGGACTATGTCGATCGCGCCGGACCCGGCCTGGTCCGCGACGGCTTTCATGAGCAGGAAATCGCCCGCCGCACCGACCGCTATGGCCGCATCGCCCATCTGTTCTCCACCTATGACGCCCGGCGCGCCGCGACCGACGCCCGGCCCTTCATGCGCGGCATCAACTCCATCCAGCTGTTCGACGACGGCACCCGCTGGTGGATCGTCAGTGTCTACTGGCAGGCCGAGACCCCCGACCTGCCCGTGCCCGCCGACTATCTGCCAGAGGCGAACTGAGCGATGGCCGCGTCCCGCGCCACCGTCGCCAACATCCCCCTGACTCGGCTGGAGCGAGCCGTCATGGCAGCCCTGGCGCATGAACTACGGCACACCATCCCGGACCTCGCCACCCAGTTCGCCGCGGCCCGGGCCAGCCAGCGTCGCAACATGGCCTTCGGTGCCTATACCGGCCTGACCCTCGACCGCCCCCGCCCCGCCACCACGGCCGACGGCTGGTTCGGCACGGTCCACGTCATGATCGACGGGCTTCAGGATGCCGTCGCCTTCCAGGTCCTGATGCGCCACGGCACCGTGGCCGCGTTTCAGGCCGACAGCTATGGCCAGGACACGCGCGCGATAAACTTCGACACCGTCGGCTTCGAACAGGTCTTCACCCTGGACGCCCAGGGCCGCTCCATCCCATTCGAGCCCCGACCGTCCGCCGACCCCGCCCCGGTCCGCGGCCTCCCGTCTGCCCCGCGACCGGCCCAGCAGGCCGAGCCGATGCGCCAGACCCTGCCGACAGCAGCACAGCGCCCGGCCCAGCGCCCTGCTCAGACACCGCAGGCTGCGCCGCCCCGCCGCGACCCGGCCTTCACCTTTGGTCCCAATGGCGCGATCTCCACCCCGCCCCCGATCGCGCCCGGAACCGGGTTTGGCTCCGGCACCACCGACATGCCCGACATCGCCAGCATGGACGACAAGACCCTGCTCGCCGGCCTGTGGGTCGTCATCGCCGTCGTCGCCTTCCTGCTGGTCACCATCTTCCAGATCGGCTGGGTCTTCGTCCTGATCCCCGGTTTCTGGATCGCCCAGGCCATCCGCCGCCCCGCCGTCCTGTCCGCTATCCGCAAGAGTCTGGCCGCCTGGCAGGCCTCGGCCCGAACGGCCGCCGCATCGGGCGACTGATCACTCCAGCTCGGGTCAGCGCGGGGCCAGCATGCCTCGCCGCCCGGCCGCGATGAAGGCTCCGACCAGCATGGACGCCGCCGCCACGGCGATGACCAGCAGCGGATCCATGGCCGACAGCCATCCCAGATGCACCGCCACGCTCCAGATCAACAGAATGGGCAGCAGAATGGACATGGCGAACGCCGAGCTTTCCCACGACAGCTGACGCCACAGTTCGTCGTACAATCTCCACTGCTTCACGCCGATCACCCCGATCGTCAGCAGCGACAGCCCCACCGCCGCAATCACCACGATGTCGGGCACGGCCCCACCCGGTCCCGATCCGACCAGCGCCAGCAACATGATCCCCAGCGCGATGGCCGACACCGAACTGCCCACCAGCATGTTGCGCATCTCGACCAGTTCCTCCCGGTCCGCGACGTTCAGCACCCTGGCGCCCATGCCCGGCATCAGCGCCCCGCCTAGGGTGAACAGGCCGGTCACCAGATAGACGACGCCCACCCCGCCGACCGCCACCTGTTCGACCCTCCAGCCCGGCTCGAAGCCCAGCCAGAGAAAGGCGGCCATGGCCCCTCCCCCGCCCAGCGCCCCCAGAACGAAGGCCAGCAGCATCTTGCGTATCTTGGCTTGATCAAGGGTGGTCACAGCGTCTCCTCCGGTGTCCAGTCGTCGATGAACAGGCTCGGCACGGGCACCTCGAACAGCACCGCCATGCGCAGGGCCAGCGGCAGGCTCGGATCGTATTTGTCCGTCTCGACCGCATTGATCGTCTGACGCGAGACACCCAGGCGGCGGGCCAGCTCACCCTGGCTCCACCCCTTCGCCTCCCGCATCTCCCGCACCAGATTGCGCACGCGTTCCTCAACCTGCCTGTAAAGAGCTCTTTACAGGCACAGCCCCGGCTGTCAAGAGCTCTTTACAGGCTCAGCTTCGCTGTAGGCGACGACACCACCCCGAACCGCGCCCCCGGCAGCATCGGAAACGTCACCAGCGACACTTCCCACAGCTCCACCTCGACCAGCACCCGCAACCGCCCGTCGCGCCGCGCCCGATGGCTGCGGAACCCGATCGACAGCCCGTCCAGCGCCCCGGCCCGGCTCAGCGCGCTCGCAAACCGCGCCTCGGCGGACCAGTCCATCACCCGTCCCTCGACATACAGTCCGCGCTCGTCCTCCTCGATCCGGTCCCAGACCCCGACCACGGCCCGCGCCTCGTGCTGGTGCAGCATCCGCACCCCGCCCGCGCTGGTCTTCGCCAGACTGGCCGCGAAGGCTCCTCTCGCCACCACATCCCCGTTCAGGTCCGCGACGTTCCATAGCGAGGCATAGCCGCGGATACGCAGCCCTTCGTCGACGATCACATCCATCAGCGCCCCTCCAGCCGCGTCTCGATCCGCTCCACCGCCGCCCGCGTCGCCGCGCTCTGTTCCTCCAGCCGCGCCAGCCGCTCGGAGACCAGCCGCTGCTCCCCGACCCGTTCCTCCAGCGTCCCGATCCTTGCCGCCGCCCCACCGGCCCAGACCAGCCCCCCGACCGTCTGCACCGTCAGCGCGATCAGCAGGGCCGTCGGCACGCGCCGGATTTGGTGCTCGCTCATGTCATGCCTCCCAAGGTTTCAGGTTCTAGGTTCTAGGTTCTAGGTTTTAGGTTCTAGGTTTTAGGGAACAGGCACTGGCGACCGCCTCAGCGTCCCTAGAACCTAATCCCTGGAACCTGGCCCCTAGCTACTCCCCCACCCCCGCCATCTGCCGCCGCTCCGCATCCGTCAGGAACCCCGCCGCCGACAGCCGCGCCCACAGCGCATCCCGCTCGGGCTGCAGCGCCGGCACGCCTTCCAGGTCCGCCTCGATCCGCACGCCGCCGGAACCAGAGGGCGCGAACCGCCCACCCAGCCACCCCGTCAGCGCTCCAGCCGTCTTCCTGACCAGAGGCACCACCGTCCCCCGCCAGAACGCCGCATTGGCCTCGCGGTAGTTGGCATAGGTCGCGTCCCCCGGTATCCCCAGCAGCTGGGGCGGCACCCCGAACGCCAGCGCGATCTCCCGCGCCGCCGCATGTTTGCCCGCGATGAAGTCCATGTCCGCCGGCGTCCAGCTCATCGGCTTCCAGTCCAGCCCGCCCTCCAGGATCATCGGCCGCCCGGCATTGGCCGTGCCCGCATGGCTCTCGCCGACCTGCGCCCGCAACGCCTCGAACTGCTCGCCCGTCAGCCGCTCGCCGTCCTTGGCCCCGTAAACCAACGCCCCCGACGGCCGCGCCGCATTGTCCAGCAGCGCCTTGTTCCAGGCCCCCGACGCATTGTGCACATCGATCGCGAACGCCGCCGCCTCCAGGGGCGAAAAGCCATGATGATCGTCCGTCGGGTGAAACAGCTTCAGATGCATAACCGGCATCCAGCCATCCGCCTGCCGTCCGATCCGCACCGACCGCCCGTCCACCGAATACTCATAGGCCTCCGGCCAGCCCGCCCGACCCGGCACCACCTTCATCCGGTCGGGTCTCAGGCCCCAAAGCTCATCGGGCGCACCGTCCCCGTCCACATCGCCCGTCGCCTCGGCATAGGCATTGCCCGCCGTCTGAAGTGCGCCATACAGCCCCTCCAGCCACTCCGCCCCCGACTGCTCCGGATTGGGCCGGGCCAGCAGCCGCGCCAGCGGATGATCCGCCGTCCGCACCCCGTCCACGAACACCGCCATCGGCACCGACGCCGCCCCCTCCGCGATCATCCGCACACAGCGATAGGCCACGGCATTCTTGCCGAACCCTCGCTCGCCAGATGCGCATAGTCCCTCGGCGTCCACCGCGCTCGCCCACCATGCGAGAACGCGATCAACGGCCCGCTCCGGCTCTCCTTGGTTTCAGGCACGACTCTACGCCGCCGACCCTCCAGGGGCCGTCGCCAATCGAACATGATGGAACTCCTTGGTCTCTCACCGCCCTTTGACGGGGCAGCCTGAAAATCAGTTCACAGCCACCGCACACTCGGCCCCGCCTTCGGTGCCGGCATCAGCCACGTCACGCCCCAGACCAGGGCATCCGCCCGGTCCGGGCTGGGACCGCCATCGGCCGCCCCCAGCGCCATCAGCTCCTCCTCCAGCGCCGGAAACGCCCCGCAGTGCACCACCCGCCCCTGCTCGTACAGCGCCGCCACCGGTTCGGCCCGCGCGACCTTGCCCCGGCTGGCATGCACCAGCCTGATCGGCACCGGACAGTTCGAATGGGCCAGGACGGTCCGCACCATCTCGCCACCCTGATTGCTCTCGGCCACGACCGCGTCCGCACCGAACTCGCGCACCGCCGCCACCACCTGGTCGGCCCAGCCCTGGGGGCTCATACCGCGCACGGATTTGTCGGCCAGAACAAAGGCCACCTTGTCCCGACGCCCGACCACCACGATCCCGCAGGCATCGCCGCCCGCCGTCACCGGCGGATCGACCGCCACCACGATCCGCTCCAGCGTCGCGGGCCTCGCACCCCGCGCCCGCGCCAGATCCTCTGCCCGGAACAGCGCGCCTTCGCTCTCGACGATCAGCCCCTCGATCTCCTGCGCCTCCAGCCGCGTCCCGGCATACAGCGCCTTCAGATGCTCCAGGAACCGGGGCGACAGATGTTCGGCATTGGCGGCTGTCGGTGCCCTTTCCAGCACCGTGCCGTTCTGAGCCAGCAGGCGTCGCAGCGCGGGCATGGGCCGGGGTGTTGTCGTGACCATGAGCCGTGGATCCTCTCCCAGACGCAGCGCCAGCCGCACATTTTCCAGCACCCGCTCCGGCTTGCGCCAGGCACAGAACTCATCGGCCCAGGCATGATGGAACTGCGGCCCTCTCAGGCTGTCCGGGTCATCGGCCGAAAAGGCATAGGCCACGCTCCCGCTATGCGGCCAGACCAGCCGCTTGCGTCCGCCCTCCCAGCGCGGTCGAAAAGCCTTTTCGCAGACCGCCTTCAAGCCCGACGGCCCCTCCACCATGACCTCGCGCACATCGTGCAAGGTCGGTCCGATCAAGGCGATCCGCTTTTCTGGCTTGTCTCGCGCCAT